AAGATATAAAAGCCATCATAGGTTTAAATTCTGATTGTTTTATTAATGGATATGATAATGAAAAAGAAAATCTTTGACCATCTACTTGTCTTGTAAACTGTGTTCCATCTTCTGCTACAGATACCAATGTCTTTTGATTGCTTTTGAAATTTATAGCTGAAAAGTTTGTTAATGGTAAAGATCCACTCATTATATCACCGCAGGTCTCCCTTTATCTGTTACTGCTTCGTTTATTAAATTGACTATAGTGCTTCTTTCATTTCTTAACAAGGATCTAAAACCTCTTGTATCAACTGCATTGATTGTAAAACTTACATTTGTTACAGAACCACCTAATTGATTGTTTGGAACTATTGTACCTGCTTGTTGGGGAATAAATAATTCAGGTCCTGCTTCTCCCACAATCGAAGGTCTGTTTACAGGTGGTCTCCCACCATTTTCAAATCCTTTTATTTTATTCACTAAACCCATACCAAATTTTATAGCTAAACCTACAGCGGCAATATTAAATGGAAATGGTATAGCTTTAAAAGTAGCCAATGCACCCTCATAAACACTCATCAATGCTTTTCGTATAGATGTTGCTTTGAACATGGCTAGAGATTTATTTAATGCAAATTGTACTGCCTCTCCTATCAACGCTTCTACTAATGCTCTCTTTACAGCTTCACCAAAACTTTTCATATCAAGTTTTCCTGTGATTACAAAATCAGTTAAACTTTTTGTTAAACTCGTAAATGCAACTTCTCCTGCTTTCTGAAAGCCAGTAAATGTTTTTTTATCCATAGCATCTATAAATCCTTTTTTGAATTCACCTAATTTTTCAGTTAAAAAACCAACTTCTTGACTTGTTCCTTCAAATCCAATTAATATTTCTCTAAATGGTAAACTATTAAGAGAATTATTTACTTGATCTATTAAAAAACCAATATTCTCAAATTCTACTGAGAGGGGATCTAAAGTTTCTCTTAAAGATTCTAATTCATTAACTAATGTTTTTGCTTCATTTTGTAAAATACTAAATTTTGGATCTGAAACATTTGCTAATAATTCTAATTCATCTGATAATAAAGATACCTCATCATTTAATTCTTGCAAACTCTTAGGTTTTTCAAACATTTTAAAAAATTGATCTAATTTTCCTGTAGTTTCTGCTAAAACCAAACCTGCGGCGGCTAATAATCCAACAAAATTTGTCATAGCTTTTCTATTAAAAGAAAGCATAGCAACAGCAGACCTACCTATTGAAACTGCCAAAGATAAAAATGCTTTTGATAATCCAAAAATAGCTACTGTCATTCCTAATTTTTTAAAGGTTTCAAAGTTTTCATTTACAAATTTTACACCATCAGCAAGTGTTGTTATTGCAGTCGCTAGACTTTTTCCTATTGCTTCAGCTAAAACATTAATTTGTTTTTCATTTTCAGCAAAAAAACTATCTAATGCTTTAAACTCACCTTTTAATTCATCAAAAAATTCTTGTGATACTCTTTTTTGAAACCCAAAATATTTATCTCCTATCATTGAGATAGTACCTTCAAGAGTTGTTGCTAAATCTTTTGTGGCATTTGCAAATTGACCTTCACCAGAAAATAGTTCTTCGAATCTTTTTACTGTTTCTTCTGCTGTAACTTTTGCACCATTTTGAAAACCTAATAATGCTCTGACACCTCGTTCTCTAAATAAGTCTGCCGCACCTATACCACCTGCAAACGCTCTTTGAATTTGTGAAGATGTTGTTTCAAAATCAAGTCCTGTGACTGCCGCAACATTACCTGTGATCTCTAGAACTCTATTTAAATCTTTTGCATCTTTAGAAACAACTGCAAGGTTTCCAGAGGCTCTAGATATTTCTGCTAATGAAAAAGGTACTTTACCTGCAAATTTTGTTAAATTATCAAAGGCAGTTTGACCTTCTTCAAGACTTCCAAATAAAAATTTAAATCTAACTTGTAAACTTTCGACTTCTTTTCCGACATCAACAAATCCTTTAATTGCAACACCGACACCTAAACCAACTAAAGCATTTCTAAGGTTTAATACAGAATTTTTTGTTTTTTCAAGATTTCCTTGAACTTGATTTAATGCTTGTTTTGATTTATCTCTTGCAAGAATATCAATATTCAATTTTTTTGTAGACATTATCTTCTTTTACCTTGCATTTTTGCTTTATTCAATTCTTTTTGCTGTTCTTCTGATTTGATTGTGTAATATTGAACCCACCCATTGTATTCTTCAACAGGTATGTTCATAATCTCACCAACAGTTTTGTGTAATTGTTCAGCTAAGAAATAGATAAATCTAGCGTCTTGGTCGTTTTCTATTTTTTTTTTAAGTCTGTGCTATCGCTATATGTTCCAAGTATTTTACTAGAAACAACACCTATGATATCTGGATCAACAAATTTTTTCATCTCAACTTTTGAAGCTAAGTCAAACATTCTATCACCATCTTTTGTTAATGCTTTTTTTACAATAACATCAATAAGGACAGTTAGATCATTATCGTTTGATCCTTTAAATATCTCTGCTTTTTCAATCAATGTAAAAGGTTTTACATAGATTGCATCATCACCCATCAAGTTCCATTCTGGAACTTCAATTATCCTTGTTTCTTGTGCTTTGAAATGATCCTTAGCACCTCTAAGGTAATCTTTTTTATCCATATAAATTTATTTTATACAGTTAAGTGTGATATACCGCCAGAAATCTGGAAGTTAAAAGTTCTTGAGATTACTCCGTCCATTGTTACACCTATTGAGGCACTTGTAACAATTCCACTACCAGAATAATATTTGTCACCACTATCTGCACCTTCTGGATATAATTCCAAAGTTGCTTGTGTACCAACATCTAATGCTTCTTGACCACTATCAGTTTCATCAAAATGACATTCAACTGTTGCAGTTGCGTCACCTCTTAAAACTAAATATGATTTTTTGCTATCTGTTAGCTGAGTATCTTCAACTGTATCGTTTGTTTCATCAATAGTAAATCCTGTTACTTCACCAACAGCAGTACTACCAATTTTAACAACTCCACTTGTTCCTACTTTAGTTGCCATTATTATCTATCTCCTTATCGTGTTCTTCTACCTCAATTTTCTTTTTTTTGGTAGATTTTTTTTCTTCACTAAGTGTATATCCTAATGAAAGAAACTTGTCTAGTTCACTATCCCAGATTTCAATATTATTTCCATCTTTGTAAATTTTTATTCTTTTAGCCATTATGCTGTTCCCCTAGTAAACTCATATAAAACTCTTACCACAATTCTTACTCCACCCAAAGGGTAAAGTGTTCCCTCATCAGAAGAAACTTCTACAATTTTTGTTTCTAATGCATTCCCACCTCTAGTTCTATCTGCGTCTAGTGTTTCTTCGATAACTTCAATAATTTGGTTTCTTTTAGTATCAATATTAGTTTCAGTTCCTTTTACAAATCCAATAATTACAAAATCTATTGTACCATTTCGAAGTCCTGTACCACTTGCACCTAGTGTATGATCTTCTCTTGTTTCATCTCCTGTTGAAATGAACATAGCAGGAAACTGTGCGTTTGATAGTTCCTCTGGATCAAAGGGTTCTCTCGTTAGCTTTTTAAATTCAATAGGTGAAGATACAGCGTCTAATACTGTAATTATATTCCCTGCAATACTTTCTCTTTTACTCATTGTAATATTCTAGCAATCTTATCTTCAAATACTTTTACTATTTGTTTCTCCTCTTGTCTATTGATACTAAAAAATGGTCTAACTACTTTACCTTTACCTGCACCTACAATATCGTGAAAAAACGCTTTTTTATTACTAAACATATTTCTAAAAAATAAACTACCCTTTGATGGTGTTATTTTACTTGTTAAAGAACTAAACATCTGTCCTGTATCAGTAAGATCAACCACTCCAGACTCTTTTACTTTTGCTCTTTTATAGCCAAATGAATAAGGTTTAAAAGGTGAGCCATTGACAGATACACCTTTTATTTGGGTTCTATCTCTAATGTTTTTTATCTGTAAAGCTGATACATTTGCCAACGCTTGTCCTC